TGAAAGAAGTACATGGAGAAGTGTTTGAAATCAGCGCAGGCGAGTTTAAAGAGAGTGGCACTTCTATTAGTACAATGGCGGTAGTTATAAAAAAATAATTCAAAATGATATAGAAATGAATATGATATTCCTGAAAAGAAAACCAGCCTCTTTTTTTGAAAAAAAGCAGGCAAAGGTTTTAGAAACTATACAATCTCTTGTTTCAAAGATTGATGTGGGTGAAATAGTTTCCGTATCAAAAGGATATGGAGGATTCACAGTAACTACCCCTGATGGTAGATGTATTAAGAAAGTTGAAGCTATTAAATTAGATTTAATACAGATTGAGATATGAAAAGATTGAGTAAATATAGATACTACAATGGAAACGAAAGTAACTAAAGATGGATTTGTTTGGTTGGTAGTACCAGACAATTATGCAATGGAGATGTGGAAAGCCAACCTCGCCACATTGTATGTACTGCATAATGATGACAGTGAAACAATGGTAGAAACGGATCTGCAAATGGCTGATGCTATACATGACGGAGAGCGAATTGGCATTGAGGTTGGATTCATCAAAGGCCTGCTCCCGGCCTGTCCCCAATGCGGCAGTAGGCTGGTGCCAAGTAGAAACCCTGAATATGAATGGGAGTGTTTAGAGTGTGATGAAGATTTTAAAACGTGTGAGTTATGATACAACAAGAACTGAATAACATATCAACCTACGTGGTTGGCGATTTTATTATTAAAGTGATAGATGCTCATAATGTAAGAATAACAACAGATAGAGGAACTGTGTTGGTTTGCCCTAGATCGGACAACTCTATAATTGTAAAATCATCAAAAGAAGATAAAAATGAACAAAGAAGAATTTCAGACAAAGAAAAATGATATTGATTCAAAAATAAGGGAATTGAAAAATCAGAAAATTCAGTTGGAAAAGGAATACATTGAATCCAACCAAGGATTCCCTGTTGGAAGTAAGGTCTGTATAACGGTCATGGCTCATGAAAGGAACAATGAAAGTATATTTGTTCCCGAAGCGAAGAAGTTAGCCTATATCGCAGATTATGAAATTGATGATAACGGAGAGGTTGTTCCCTCTTTAAGACAGTTGGATTACAATGGGGGCATGTCAGCAATACCTTTATTTGTTAATTTAAAGAAGGATATAATTGAATTAGTGTAAATCAGATTAGAAATGAGTGAAACAAAAATAATATTAGATGCCTGCTGTGGCAGTAGAATGTTTTGGTTTGACAAATATAATCCTCTTGCCTTATTTGTTGACAAACGTTCGGAAACACTTATTGCAGGTAAGTACGTTAGAATAAATTAGAGCAAAACTGAACAGAAATGAACAAGAAAGAGCAGCAAGCAATAGACTTCCTTCGCAGTATGGAACGTGACGATCTGCTATCACTCGGATTCTCAGGAGGTAAGGATAGTGTAGTTATACTTGACCTAGCTGAACGTGCAGGCATTAAGTATAATGCGATCTACGCTAACACCACAGTAGATCCACCGGGCACGATTAGCTTTATAAAGAGACACTATCCGCAAGTGAGGATAATACACCCTGAAAAGTCATTCTTTCAGTTAGTTGAAGAAAAAGGACTTCCTTCACGGCTCCGACGATTCTGTTGTGAAAGACTGAAAGAAAGATATGGTATCGGCAAACGTAGTATTGAAGGAATGAGAGCTGCCGAAAGTAGAAATCGAAAAGATTATGAGCCGGAGCAGTGTGATACAAGAAAATGGATGAAAGGCGCAAAGCATATTCTTCCTATCCTCACATGGACAGAAGAAGATGTTTGGAGCTATATTCGAAAATACGGATTACCATATTCAAAGTATTATGACGCTCCATATAATTTGAGCCGTCACGGTTGTGTCGGCTGTCCTCTCTGCAATTACAAGCAGATGCAATTAGAGTTTAAGATGTTTCCCGGTTATGCTCAAAGAATGATAATAGCCGTTGAAAGATATATGAACACTCACCCTAATGGGTTTCTTGCTCGCAACTTTGCAGACGGTTACGAAGCTTTCTATTACTATATAAACGAAATACCTATTGCGGATTTTCATGAGCAAAAGAAAGGGTTATTCAGATTTAGCGCAAGGGAAATTATTCGAAGAGAAATTTTAAATCAATTAACGTAATACGATATAGATATGAAACAGACAGTAGAAGAAGCAGCAAAAAAATATTCCAATGATTGCAGAAACAGGCAGCTTCATTGTGAACCATACTGCATTGTTGACTTTATTTCTGGTGCCGAATGGCAGTCGAAGCAATCTCCTTGGATAAGCGTTAATGAACGGTTGCCGGAGCCAAACAAGCTTGTCCTTTGCAGAATGGTATCAAATGGAGCGATTGTTAGTGGCTATATCGTTGTTTCATCCGGGAGATCGCCATACGTTGCGACAGACGGAGGATTTGAATTTGAGGATTGGAACGGCTACGAGTGTGACATGTGGATGTACATCCCGTCTTTTGATGATATACTAGAAGCCAACAGAGATGTACTTGAACGGATTAAAGAGAAAGGAGATTGATTATGAGGTTTATATTAATTATACTTATGACAGCCACGATGTTATCTTGTAAAGGTGATATAGCTGGTCCTTTAAAAGGTGGAACGATTATTACTGTTAAAGGAGACACTATTAAGTTTTATGGAGGAACGTTGACTTATAGCGTATTTGGAACTAGAGGTATTAGGAGTATTGCAATTAATGATTTAAAGGAGAAAGGAGATTGAAAATGAATGAAAGTAAAGTTCTTTTGTTTAAGAAGGTGTGTTATGATGTCGGAACACGTTTTTCTTTTGTTGTAAACGGTAAGATTGTTGAGACGGTTATAAGTGATGTAATGATTGATTATCATAAAAACATCAATTATGAAAAGCATCTTGTAAGGTATCATTTTTGCACTATGGATAAACATACATTCGATGAGTTTTCGGAAAGAGAATTGGAAGATATGATACATAGAGGGATTGTTTTATATATTGAGTAATTGAAAAGCCATGAAAGGAAATATATTTGATAAAATAAGAAAAGCATCTAATAAATACATAGAGTATATGATTGCTTGTGATGATATAGCCAAAGAAGCACAAAAACATATAGATTGGGATGATAATGTTTCATGTGAATATTATCCGTCTGATGGAATATGTATAATGATAGACGAGCATGTTTGTTATGCTAATACATTCTTTGGCTTGGTAGAAGAATCAGAAAACGGTATGATTGATAGGAAAACATATATGAGAAATTGTATTTGATTATGGAAATAAATAACGGAATAATAATAGACGGAGTGCTGCATGAATTGTGTGTTGGAATATGTGATAAGTGCTCATTACAAAATGAATGCGATGATAGTTCAGAAATCATTTGCGATATAGCTTATGAAAATCCAAACATGGACAAGTGTTTTGTCAGTCGTGGCAAAATAACAGAGATTAAAACAGAGGAAGAGCAGGAATGAAACAGGTATTGTCATTTGATCAGACGAAACATTTACAAGAACTTGGATTATACCATATCTACACCTTGCCGGATATTATCGACAAGTTACCTTGTTTTATTGGCAATGAAGTGCTGACCATCAAAAAATTTGCAGATAGCTATGCGTGCTTGTATATGGAATCTTATACTAGGTCTATCGGAAATATCACAGAAGGTAAAGAACTCATTGATGCAGCCTACGATATGTTGTGTTGGTGTATTGAATACGGATATGTTAAAGTTGGAAAGGAGAAATAATTATGAATGATTATTTTAAAAATGTATTCGGTGTATATGATGGTTTACATACTGATACTTTAAGGCATATTCCCGAAATTAGTTGTTATAACCATAACTACTATATAGGATTGAAAAGGGGAAACAGTACGATACATGATTTGCTTTTTGCAGAAAGTAATGATGATAATCTTACAGAGTGGTATATCGTTCTTGGAAATTGTATCAAATATATTGGATATGAGTATTCAGACGAAGGAGTGATTAATTTATCGGAGGAATAACTATGGGATTTACAACACAGTGCTTTATATGTAAAAACACTACTAATATTAGAAATAGATTAAAAGAACTTGGCTATTATTGTAATCCATATTTAGGCTGGCATAATCTATTTACTTGTGTATTTGGAATTAATTCGGTTTATTCATTGGACGATTATGATACAAATGGTCTTAAAGAAATAGATGGTCTTATTGATTGCGGAACGAATGAAGAACTATTCCTGGCTATCGCTGCATTAAGGGATGATAGTAACTACATGCAGTGGTTTATAGCAGATTCCATTCTTAGCGTTTCTTATGACGATTCTATTGGTAACGATCATTATTTCACAGAGCCCAAAGGCATTATGTTCTTTTGGGATGAAAATTGGGATAATGCAACCATTATTTCAGGACGTTATCACAAGGCTACCGTAGACGAATTAATCGAACATTTTAAAACAAAGGAGGAACAATGAAAGCAAGAGTAAAATCAACTGGAAAAATTGTAGAAATCAAGAATTTATATGATGATGGCACTGCATTGGTGAATGATAAATATTTCAAAGTATCAGAACTTGATTTCTTTAGTGAAACTATCGACTGGGAACAGCGTAGATACGAATTGGCAAAAGAAATCGTTAATGTGGTTATAGCAAACGATATTGGTGTTTGTTCTGATGTAGCTGCTAAATATTCGGTTAATTGTGCTAATGCCATAATTAAAAGATTAAAGGAGGTGAATAATGAATAGCGTACAGACACAAACACTTTCCATTAAAGGAAATGGAGGTGGTGAAGCGTATATTGACTTTTGCGATGGACAATTGTGTGTTTCTGTTGTTATAGAAGGGAAACAGGCGGATTTTAACTTTGAACCTGTTACTCTAGGAATGTTTGCCCATGCTTACAAACTGCATTGTGAAGAGTGTGAAAATAATAGAAAGAATAACTATGAAAGTATTAAGAAATGAAACTCCTGTCGCTCGTAAAGAGCACAGGTGCAATTTTTGCGGTGGAGTAATTTCCGTTGGAGAAAAATACAACAGACAGACCAATGTTTATGACGGTTGTGTTTATGACTGGGTATCCCACTGTGAATGTTCCAAGTTAGCCTGTGAACTTGATATGTTTGATGATTGCGATGAAGGACTTGACGATGATGGATTTATTGATAGACTTAATCAGTATGTTTACGACAATCATTATGACGATAAAATAGATGATATTGCGAAGGATTGGCAATTACCACGTTATGAATTGGTAAAGAAAGTGTTGAATGAATTAAACAAGAAATAGTTATGACCGAAGAACTTGTAACATTAGAAACAGCAAAGTTGCTGAAAGAGAAAGGGTTTAATTGGAAGTGTGAACACACAATAAGTTGCGATAATATTATTAGAAGATACAGCATTCCGCAAAGTATGTCATGTTGTACGGAAATAGATAACGAACCAGTTGAATTTTTGTGTCCAGTGTTGTATGTTGCCCAAAAGTGGCTTCGTGAAACTAAGAATATTCATATATGTGTATATAACTGTGCCTGTGGTTATGGATACGAAATATCTAAAGCTAACAATGGAACTCATATAGTCAGTTCTGTTTATGAAGGGCCTAATGATGGTGGTAAATGGGATGTCTACGAAGACGCACTTGAAGCAGGTTTACAGGAAGCATTAAAACTTATATGATTATGGAAATAGCAGAATCAATATTTAAATTCATCCTTGCCTCATTAAATGTTTGTGCTCTAGCATTTACTTTAATTTTGGTAAGCAAGTGGCATATACGCATGGAGAATAAGCTGGATGATATAGAAAGATATGTCCGTCGTGTGTCAGATCGTAACGATATTGTTTTCCTTAACCAGCTCTCGGAGCTGCAAAGAAAGTTGATAAGGGAGGAACGATATGAGGAAGCCGATAAGATTGGGAAAATAATCAAGGATGAAGAAATTAAATTAGGAATAAGGAAATGAAGGAAGAACTTATAAAAGAGAAAATGCTTACAGAGTTTCGAGAATGGTTCTGTGACGGTTACTGTCAATTTTACGATATTGATGATTACTGTAGATGTTGCCCTATCAAAGACGAAAGCTGTTGGCTAAAAGGGTTTAAAAAGCCTTCAGGGGAAAAAGGAGAACGTAAACCTATCCGTTACTGTGATACATGCAAGAATTTTAAACCGGACGAAAGGGTATTAGATGATGATGAGATGGAGAAAGTAATTGAAGAATCAGCTAAACAGCACTATAGTGATCTTTGTGCGCTAAACCATCCTCTTCGGTTTAAAGTGAACCATGGTTACAGTGATTTATATGATGGTGGTTTTTATCGTAATGGATGTAAGGATTATAAAAAAATAGACAATGAATAATATTAATTTGAACGAACTACGGGATCGAGCTTATAAGACAGCTTGTGATCACGGTTTACATGATAAAGAACTTTTAAGAAAATGAATTAAATGACAAGTTTTGTTTTTATTCAGATTTTTTGTAACTTTGAATTATAATGTTTCCGTGTAAAGGAGCACGGTACGTTCTTCGGACGAAAAGACTTTTATGGGAAAAAAACTCGTAGCAAATAGAGAAAATTTCTGTCATTATTATATAGAAACAGGTAATGCTACAGATGCATATCGGAAAGCTTACCCTAATAGTATTGGATGGAAGGATGGGGTCGTTAGTAAGCGTGCATTTGAATTGCTGAGAAATCCATCTGTCGCATCCCGTGTAAATGAATTGCAGGCTGATATCTTAAAAAAGTCTGACATGAAGAAGGAAGATGCATTGCGTTTTCTTACAAATGTGGTAAATGTAGACCCTATAGATCTTCAATTAAAAAGTAAAGATACGTTTATTGTCCGTTCTCTTGATGATATACCAAAACCAGTCCGATGTTGCATCCAATCGATTAAGAATACTCAATATGGAGTAGAGATACGGCTATATAGCAAAATAGCCGCCATTACACAGATAAGCAAGATGCTTGGATGGGATGCTCCAGTAAAAAGTGATGTCAGTACCAATGTGCGCATGATAATTGGGGACGAGCAATGATAGAGATGGTGTTCTCGTATAAATTGTTTAATCCCCTGTTTTGGCATATCCGTGAGGCGATGCATGACAAGGATATCCGGTATATTATAAACAGAGGTGGTTCCTCATCAGGGAAATCTGTATCTACGACACAATCCGTGTTGTTGTCTGTATTCTCCGGAGAGGGTTCGGCTCTCGTTGTGAGAAAAGTTGGAGCCAGTCTTAAGAATACGGTATATGAAGAGTTTAAGACCCAAATGAAAGCTCTTCAATTGAGTCAGTTTTTCGCTCCAAAGGAAAATAATATAACCTGTATAAATGGTTGCAAAATCGATTTTACAGGATTGGACGATCCCGAGAAGATAAAGTCTATCACAGGATATCGCTGGATAGTGATGGAAGAGGCCACTGAGTTTGAATATGAGGATTTCACACAAATACGTTTCCGCCTACGAGGAAAGGAGGGCCTACAGATTATATGCAACTTTAATCCAGTATCAGAGGACTCGTGGATAAAAACCAAGATCCTTGATACATACGAGTGGGATGAGCATCCGAATGATTTGTACGGGAAAGTAAGATATCCGATAAAAAGGAGTTTATTACCTAAGGATTATAGCCGGATATTAGGAAAGAGATATAATAAATCTAGAATGATAGCTAATGAGCGTACGGGAAAAATGGAAAGATATCCATCGGATACGGTAGAGCTGCATTCTTCGTATAAGAACAACTTCTGGGTAGTAGGTTCTCCGGACGGGAAGTATGGATACTATGACAGACAGACGATATCTAATTACCAATGGTACAAGGATCATGATTATAATTACTACAGGGTATACGCATTGGGAGAATGGGGAAGCATTAAGACAGGAGGAGAGTTCCTGTATGCATTTGATTCAAACAAACACATAAAAACGACACACTACATTAAAGGGATGCCGGTTCATATATCAATTGATAACAATGTGCTCCCTTATATTTCAATATCATTTTTCCAGGTGGATGGAAGTAGTATAAGGCAGTTTAACGAGATATGCGCCAGTGATCCGTTCAACACGGTAACACAGGCTTCAAAAATGGCGGTAGATTACCTGAAATCAATAAGGTATAATGATATGCTGTATCTGTACGGAGATGCTTCGACAAAAAACGGGAACACTATAGACGAAGAGAAGAGATCGTTTCTTGATAAGTTCGTGGAAGGGCTGGAAAGCGATTACCATGTTGAGGAGAGGATACCGGCTTCTAACCCGTCCGTACCGATGTCAGGTGAATTTGTAAACTACATGCTCGATGGAGGCTCGGGTATGTCATTTTCGGTAGATGATGGATGTAAAAACTCGATAGTCGATTATAACAATGCCAAGAAGGACGTTAATGGAGGGGTGCTGAAAAAAAGAGTAAAGGATAAGATTACAGGACAGTCTTATGAGAGATACGGTCACTTGGTGGATTGTCTGCGATATATTACTGTATGGGTATTCAAGGATGAATATACTCGTTTCTCTTTGAAAAGGAAACGAAGTAAAATTAAACAGGAAAATAAAGATATGAGATATTTTGATATGTCTAAAAATATTCAGGGGACAAGACTTGTATATGTTCTTCCCGAATATGCCGGAAAGTTCATTATCGTTTCGTGCTATGTAAATGAGGGAATATATATAGATAATGTGACATATACAGGATCATTTGATGAGACTGTTCTCCTGTCATTTTTAGAGGGCATATCTCCTGTGGAAGTGTTGTTTGAAAGTGAGAAAAATTATTTCCCCATAGCACGGGGCTTAAGGGATAGATATGATGTCAGAATTATGCATAAAAATATGGGAACAGATGCTAGGGTATCTGCTTTTCTGGATTTTATCAAAAATAATGTGATGTTTCGTGCAGACTATGATGAGATCCCGCAATACAATGAGTTTATGGATGGAGTATTGGACTATAATGGTTCAGATGATTGCGCTGCAATTTATTCTGTAGCAGCACTGTCTTATTACGTATCGAAAAAATATAATATATAATTGGTATATTTTTTAAGATATATCAAAGCTTTGATAAAAAAACATCGGGTGTTATACAAAAAGTATTGGTATATTTTTAATATTTTCCTTCTCGTGGGTATTTTTAGGGTATTGCGAAATGATATGACTTTAATTTATCTAAACAACACGATTCAAAACGTGATTTTAAATATAGTTTTAATAAAAAAATAACCGACAATTAATGCCGGTTACCGTGATAGTATCTTATAGCCTCATTGACATATAATGATACTGATTGCTCCTTATCCAATATATCTGCCACATCCTCCTCTATCGTAACAAATATTTTTCTTACATCTCTAACCTTGGGACGTCTTGGCACATCATTGCTGTCCAATATCCTATATATCGTTTGCTCAGACTTTATATCTGTTTCCTTCATTATTTCCTTGATAGCCATCCCGTCCTTATATAGGGACAATACCCTAGACTCTTGATCTAGGGTAATAGATCGTCTTCTTGCCATAATTAATATGTTTTATAATATTTATAATTTGTTGCTCGTTATTTCAAAAAGTTGCACCTTTGTATCGAACATCAACGATGTTAGTCGCACTTCGGTGCGTGGATTGAAACGACATTAAAAATGTCATTGTGGTTTAAACCACATTTTAATATTTAGGGCAGCGAAGAAATTCGTCGCCCTAACTTTTTATTTATAAAATCTCAATTTTGGTATAGTATGCATTCATCTTCCCAAAGAATGATTCTATTTTTGCTCTCTGATAAGAAGACATTTTGTTATAAATGACATTTTTGTCATCTTCTCTTAAGTAGTATTCCTTTTCACCGTCTGTGAGATTGATAACTATATTAATTGCTCTACCACTGTATGAATCTGTAAATTGAATTTTTGTCTTCATAGTCTTACGCCGCTTATCCGTTGCCGCCGGTTCTATTATTATCTGTTGTTTATTATCACAATGAAAATATACTACATTGTGATATAACAGCAAAATAAATCACAATATATTTTCTTATATTGTGCAATATTTAACATTTAAATACAAAAAAAAGAACGACCGCTAGCAAAAAGCACAGCAGCCGTTCAATCCACGCCCTACTCTCTATCCCATTTTCCCAAGAAGACAATAGCAAAGATATCAAACAGGTTGTATCCACATGGAAAAAAGGTTAATAAAATATATGTTGTATAATCTGTTATTTTAATTTAGATTAAACAAAAATAATATTTAAATTGTTTGCTAATAAATAAATTAATTTATTCCTTTGTAGCAGGCAATAGCCTTCATGGTGTGAAGTTACACCATACCCACTTTTAGAACGTGATCACTGTGGAGGCAATTGCTGTATTATAACGGCGGTTGCCTTTATTGTTGAACAATGAAACAATGGTTTAAGATACCTTCTTTAAAGAAGTCGAATAAGGATATGTATAGTGATGCTACTTATCATGGTAAAGATGATGGTGGTAATTTTATTTATGTTCCTAAATGGGTGGAAAATCTGTTTTCTGACAATAGAGGGAATATAGATTTTGACATGTCGACCGTTGAAGGGAAATCAAGAGCCTTACATGAATGTTGGCCGTTTGCAATGGTTCTAGATCATTGCGGAAGAATGATGCAGAATGGGCGGTATTATGTGACGGATATTAACGGAAACGAGAAGAGGAGTTTTAAAGACATTGTGACTCTTTTGAATCGTCCGAATGTGATACAGAGTGGGCGTTCTTTTATAAAGCAGATTGAGATATCTTTGAAGTGTTTCGGATTTTGCCCTGTCTATACACTAAGAGCTTTAAAGTCTGATCTCCCTAAATCCATGATGGTAATACCTCCCGAATTATTCTACATGGAATCATTCGGTAAGGGCCCGTTTACTCAAACAGAGCTTTCTTCAATTGCTAGTAAGGTATATATACGTTGGGGAAATGAGAATATAGAACTTGGTGATGAGGAGTATTTTGTCATATACGATTCGATAATGGATATTCCAAGTAATAATGGAGGGAGAATTACCTTCCACTCCCCTGTGGACGCATTATCTACTCATACTCGAAACTATATGGCTCAACTGATAGGGAGAGGAAACCTTATTGTTAATGGAGGACCTAAAGGGATACTATACGGGAATGATACGACTGACGTAGGGAATGCAGCTATTACTCCGTCTGAATCCAAGAAATTGCAGGATGATTTCAAAAGGAAATATGGTATAGTGCATAAGTTGTATGAAATCATGGTGACTCCTAAGAAACTAGGGTGGATTACATTGGGGTCAAATACAGACCAATTGAAGCTTCATGAGGAGGATAAGGCGTGTTTGGAAGCGATAGCTCAGACGATAGGCTTTGACCCCAATCTGATTATACAAGGAAGTACTTATGATAACTCTTCTCAAGCAAAGAAAGCGGCATATCAGGATCTTATTATCCCTGACAGTGAATCTATAACAGAGGTTCTGACTAATGCTATATGTAAGGACAGGGCAATAATCAAAATGGACTTCACTCATGTCCCTTGCCTTCAAAAGGATATGAAAGAATTGGCGGATGCCTTGTCTACAGCCTCTAATGCTGTAGCTTCATTGTATAACAATCGGCTGATTACTTTTGAAGAAGCAAGAACCGAAATGTCCAATTTTACAGATATTGATCCTGATAACCCTAAGGGAGAATTTAAAAGTGAAATAAATAATGATGGAGACAAGCAAATACAAGAACAGGTTGGGAAAGCAGTATAAATCCTTAGCTTTTTATGCAAAGGAGATACAATATGATTCTGGCAGTAGAACTATCAGTGGTTATGCTGCGGTTTTCAATAACATTGATAAGTCCGGTGACATGCTCCTGAAAGGTTGTTTTTCAAAAAGCATACAGGAGAGAGGCCCGGGAAGTTCTGCTAATGATAAGATTATCATGTTGTGGATGCATGACATGCATGAGCCTATAGGACGCATTACGCTTCTGCAAGAAGATGAGAAAGGGCTTTACTTTGAAGCGTCTATTGATGATGTGGAAAGAGGAAATCAAGCGTTGAAGCAGCTTGAAAGTGGCACTTTGAACCAGTTCTCTATAGGTTATAGTTATGTATGGGAAAAATGTGAATATGACAGGGAACGTGATTGCTTGGTTGTAAAGGAAGTCATTCTGTATGAGATATCCGTAGTGTCCATAGGATGTAACGGAGAAACTGAATATCTTGGTCTGAAATCGGCAGAAGAATATGAAAGTGCGTTGGAGTCACTTCCGGTTGAAATAAGTGATGTATGTAAAGGACTTCCGATAAGAAAGAGGGAGGAAATCCAAATGTTAGTAAGAAAAGCGATGTCACTCGCTCGATACAAGCCGGCAGACAAGCCACTTGATGAAGAGGGAGCCGATGAAAAAATAAAACTATTTACAAAACCTTTAAAACTTAAAGAAGCATGAAATTTGACTTTTTAAGCAAAATTGATTTGTCGGTAATGGATGAGGTTTCCGTGAAGTCATTACAGGCGTTGCAGGACGCAATAAACGCTACTGTAGGCGATTTCATGGACGATACTATCGACAAAAAAACTTTTGAGGATAAATTAAATGAGGTTTCTCAAAAGATAGATTCCGAAAAGGAATTGGATACAGTGCGTAAGGAACTTGGTGAGATGAAAGAGATAATCGTTCGCATGAAAGGTGCAATGCATAAGAATGAAGACGGGCAAATGGTGTTCAAGTCTGTAGACCAGCAGATTGAAGAGCAATTGAAGGATTTCATCACAGTAGGCAAGCACGGAGAGAAAACTGTGGACTTGAAAACGGCTTGTAAGCAGTCCCCCGGTTTTAAGAAAAGCCTTACGCTTATTATAAACAAGAAGGAGGTTGATCCCTTGAAGAGTACGGGTGTGGCACCACATTATAACATGACAATTGATAGTCAGTTATCTGTTGATCCACGTTCCCAGACTGTAATCCGTAAATTTGCCAATGTGGCAGCAATATCTACACGATCATTGACTTATGCGGAGTTCAATCCGGGTGAAGAAGAAGCCGAATGGGTTCCAGAAGGCGGTCTTAAGCCTATGATGAGCGGTACATTGGCAGAAGTTACTATCAATGCTGGCAAAGTGGCTCTTGGCACAAAAGTAACCGAAGAAACATTATCTGATTTGCCTCAGTTGGTTGCGGAGGTTAGGGCTGAGATTATCAATCGTATTGGTTTGAAAGAAGAAGAAGGTATTCTGTCTGGTACTGGTTCCGGCGGTCAGATTAAAGGGATTGGGAGTGATATACCTACATTCTCTTTGACAGCTCTGAAAGTAGAGAAACCCAACACTTATGATGTTATTGTTGGTATGTATACACAGATTGTATCAATGTCCAATATGGCTTATCGTCCAAACCTTGTGCTTATGCATCCTCTTGACTATGCACAGATGCAGTTGACTAAGGATGTTAATGGACAATATCTCCGTCCTTTCCGTATTGGTGATGAACTGATTCAAGGTTTGAAAGTGGAAACCAGCACTGCAATCAAACAAGGTGATATTTGGGTTGGCGATTTTAACTATCTTAACATCCGTGATGTATGGGTTCTTACCATTACACTTGGATGGGAAAATGATGATTTCACTAAAAATATGGTGACTATCCTTGGTGAAAAACGTCTTATGGTGTATATTAAAAAGCAATATAAAACTGCATTTGTCAAGGATAAGATTGCGACCGTTATTGAAGCTATAACCCCTGCCGGTATTGGCGGATAAATTTATTAAACATTATGAAAGTAAATTTGACTAAAACTTATGAGGTTGAGTTCGCAAAGGACGGGGCCGTTTATAAAAAAGGTGATAAAGTAAGTGTTAATATGTTACTTGCAGGTAAGTTCTTCCAAGATGGACGTGTTGCCACTGTTCCTTCGGAATTGATGGAAGACGCTAAGAAAATCGGTGCTGAAGATTTGTTCAATAAAAAGAAGAACCTCAAAGATATTGTGTAATGTTGGTGGATTATACTTTTTTCCAAGGTGGTATTCTTGATATCGAAGGTGCAGTATTGAATATACATACTCCTTCTGAGACTAATAAGGCAATTGTTGACAGCCTTCAAGGCTTTGTAATGCAATATGAGCCGGAATATTTAGAGAAGCTCCTAGGGGAAAAGTTGTATAAGGAATTCTCATCCTATATTTCCAACGATGGAAAAACTAAGGAAAAAAGATGGGATGATCTTATAGCGCATCTTGTCATGAAATATAGTGATGGCGATAGGGAGATTTCCAAATCCCCCATCGCCAACTATATATACTTCCATTACTTGAGACATAATCACACTCAGGCGACTATTACAGGAGTGAAGGCTGATGGAGATGATGGCCGTCTTGTAAGTCCCGAAAGGAAAATGATGTTTGCATGGAACGACATGGTAAGAATGAATATCAGACTTGTGAGATGGCTTCAAGGCAATAATGCGGACTATCCGGATATCGCCACCGATTTCGAATTGATGGAAACAATTAATTCCTTTGGGTTATGATAATTGATATAATATCAGATGTATGTGCTTCCTTGTCAAAAAGAATGGATCAACAGATAAATTACATATATGGTGACAGTTCTTATATAAGGGAAACACTTCTTCTTCTTGGGAAAAGCAGGGTGACAGCATCGGGAAAATTCCCAATGATAGGGCTGTATGTTCCCTTAGACGAGGAAAGGGATAGTGAGAATTATTTTTGTAAGGCATCTGTAAACATAATAATCGCTACCAATACACTGGAAAAGTATACAAATGAACAACGTCGTGAGATATCTTTTGAAGGTATTCTTCGACCTTTGTATTACGGATTCATAGAAGAGTTAAAAAAATGTGATAAATTTGATTTCGGTTACTCCGGTATTGTAAGCCATACATATTCAGAAAATTATAGTTTTGGAAGACGTGGCGCTGTTGATGTTGACGGTAAGGAAGTTGGCGAAAAGATAGATGCTATTGAAATAAAGAATTTGGATTTAACAGTTAAAAATCAGAATTGTTATGCGAACAGATATTAGAGAGTGCGGCAGCACGTCCGGATTTAATACTGGAATGAGTTACTGCCCCCTGCAACCGGACAAGGTCGCAGGTGTTATATTGGTCATTCATGGCAAAAAACTGCCCAAAGAATTGACTGCTGAGGCTTTGGAGGAAGCCTGTCATGCTGATTATCCGGACAGAATTTATCCTATTACAGGATTTTCGGAATACGCGGTAAGCGGCGGTGAACCCAATACAACAGAAAATGGTTATGCCGGGTCGGAAATAACGGGCTATTCGGCAAGGACGGATACATTCACGTTGCGTAAGTTTAATCTAGCTTTACAAGCTAATCTTGTAGCCAACAAGGATACATTGTTTGATATGTATGTTTTTGACAAGAATAATGTAACCTACGGAGAAGATGACGGGACAGATGAACTTGCGGGTTTTGCATTATCTGGTGTTTACCCTACAGGACAGGCTTATGATTCAAGCGGTCAGAAGGCTTATCTTGCGTTTAATGCGATGTATTCCGATACCGAGAAGATGATGAAAAACATGTCTGTAAAGCAAGCGGGTGTCAATTTGGAAAATGTTCTCAAGGGATTGAATTACGTTGAGTTTGTCAAAATGACATCTCCTGAAAATACATATAAGCTCGTGGATCATTATGACCGCACGGATCTTACTGCATATTATGGATCTATATTGTCTGAGAAGGCTTCAACGGTCGTTTCTGGTGCATCAGCACTGGAATACAGTAACGGTGTGCTTACAGCGACAGGAGGTGTGCCGGTGCTTAAATCTCCTTCTATTTTACAGGCTAATGGGGTCATTGGAATTGAACAATGGGTACAATGAGAATTAATGGAGTCACATTTATAGAGTCCGAGGTGGTCAAACTTTCATTGGATGAGTTTGTCGCTCAGAATATAGATGTATTCTGGAAGGACATTTCTAGAGAAAGGCGGAAATCAAGGCTGGTTTCCGTATATAATAGAATTATCAATAACAGTAATTTAGGAGGCGGGGGAGATTGATCCCCCGTTTTGCTATGACATTGGAGGAATACGCGAGATGTTGGAAGAAATTGGCTGATGGCATTCAGCCAATGATAAGGGATAAGATGGAAAGGGATGTTCCTCAGTTTGAGGAATATATACGAGAACAGCTATATAGTGGTGTTGATGGCGATGAAAGTCCTTTAATTCCCGGATATACAGAGGACCCATACTTTAAAAAAACTTATGGAGAGCATTGGAAGAAAAACGCCGAACGCTATAAAAATTGGAAGACAAAGATACAGAAACCGAAACCTTCATATCTGGGTTTTTCTGCAAGAGGGAACAATACTCCAAACCTTATCATACGTGGAGATTTTTATAGTTCCATCACGGCAATACCAATATCAAATGGTATAAGGATTGCCAGCTATGGCGTTTCTTTTGGTTCTGATATTGAGAAGAAATATGGTTATAAAATTTTCAAGGTAAGCTCCAAAGCAAGGAGGCATTATGTTACGTACAGGCTTATGCCCTCTATTGAGAAATTTATAAGGAGGTGCGAACTATAAAGTATTATTAACAAAAAATGGAATTGAACCGAATTATGAAAAACTGCTTGTGCCAAGGGAATAAGTCAATGAGGGAAATGGAGCATATGCGATCAATCGCAGAGAAGGCTGCTGTTATGGATGAATGTGTTTATATATTATACAAGGTTGGAGATGTGTATAAATTCTGTCGTGAAGGTGAAAACTGGTCGGGTGAGTTTGTTGAATTCATATTTCCGTAAAATGGTGATTTTTATCATTCTATTATTTTGGCGTTTCCCGTATTATTTATTAATTTAGCAACAGCGATAGATAGAGGTTTCGCATAGAAAGATATTATATATTCATTAAGAGTAATGGATATGATGCGGTGGCCGACTCCTCTATATCGGTTGCCGCATTTTTTTATATCCCGTATTAAGATGTACGGAACATCTTGTGAACGAAAAGACATGAAAACGAATCAAATCATGATTCGCCCAATGGGTGAATTTACAGTTAGTCAGAGAACAAAAGATAGCTATTTTGACGGTGGGGACTTGTTACGTCAATGGAATTCAGTAAAAGGAAATGAACAAAGAAAAATGGATGAGTTTCTTTTGGCTAAAAGAACTGGAGATTTTATAGAAGCGCTCATAGCTGAAGAACGTGAAAATGGTTTAGGGGAAAATTCCCCTAAAATTGATAATCAGGTAGTTAAGAAGAGTAAGGTTAAAGAGAAGGGTAAAGCTGGCAGACCTAAAGAAGAAGTATGGATGCATCCTTTCTTATTTACCAAATTTGCCATGTGGATTAATCCTCGCTTTGAAGTAAAGGTAATACGCTTCGTATATGATGAGATGATTCAATACCGTAATTTAGCTGGAGATGCTTATCCTGCTATGTGTCATGCCGTTTGTTCAATACTCCCTGGGGATATATTCCAGAAAAAGATTAAGGACTTAGCCAAGTCTCTAAACATCATAGTTTATGGCAAACATGAATCAGAAATGCGTAATAAGATTGGCGATGAAGATAAAATCCGCGAATTATATGAGTTAGAATTACAGATAGCTCAATGGATAGATTTAGGCTTTATCAAAGACTATAACAGCCTTAAATCTACATTGACTAAATTGTATTACCGAAAATATCCCAATGTTCTCCCAATGTAAATATTGATTTTTCCTCAAATGTCTTGTGCGAAAAGATATTTATTTTTTAATTGAAAAACAAAACTATCATTTATGTTGTAATTTAGATTTTGTCTAAATTGTGAATGTAATATTTAATAATTGCGTTACTATATATTACTATGCGTTACTTAGTATTACTATTAATTGATATTGTCTTTTGTTTAATATTCATACCATTGTATAAGATAAAAACATCATTTACCTTTGTATCTGTAACAAGTGCAAGGCGTTACTTGATGTTGATTAAATATTCTCCTATTGGAGTTTATATATGACTGTTCCGTAGTAGCTTGCACCTATTACGGAACTTTCTTTTTATACAATTCCAAGCGTGGATAGTATAAGGGAGGAAAGCAGGAGTGAATAATGGCACAATGAGGTTCGATCCCTCACCTGCTACAATCAGTCAAAATAAATCCCCGGAGGCGGAAGTGACTGAGCCGCCAACGGGGAACAATATTAATCTTATATCGCAAAGATATGGAAAATTTTAATAAGTTAATACCTATTGATGGGGAAAATGGCGAAAAAAGAACAATAAGTTCACTGCAAATTGCAGAAATTACAGGTAAGGCATATTGTGGCGTGTTGAAAGTCATTAGAAAGATGGATATTATGCGTGTGAAAATAACAATGAAAAATATATTTTCATTATTTGTTTGTTTGAAAAAATGTTGTACCTTTGTAGTGCTACAACTTACTATTAAATATGCCAATGGGATTTTTTATGCCCGTAAGGAAACTTATATATTAAAATATAGGCAGACGATATCCGTGTATCATCGCCCAATGGCAATGGTAGGTTGTAGCAAACTAGGATATTTGTCTGCTTTTTTATTTAATAACAAATAATTTCATTTCATGCTACAACCAAATGAAATCTATTTGAACGGGAATAATAGTACCGTACAGATTGCGTCAGCTCACGAAACGAGCAAGACTTTCTCCTATAATGGAAACGAAGTACTTTTTGACATCAAAGATGATGTTATGGTTAACGCCACACAGCTTGCTAAAATCTACGGAAAGCGTCCCAATGATTATTTGTCCTTACCTGCTACAAATCAATTAATTAACGCAATTACAAGAAAATATGGTATTTCTGAAAATCAATTAGTTATATCAAAGGCAGGTTCATCACATAACGGAGGTGGTACTTGGATGCACAGATTAATAGTAGTTGATTTCTGTCAATGGTTAGACATTGATTTGAAACTGTGGTGTACTGAAAAACTTGATGAGTTGATGCGATACGGCATGACCGCCACGCAGCCAACGCTTGAGCAGATGATAAACAACCCTGACCTTGTTATCAGTCTTGCCACACAGCTAAAGAGCGAACGGGAGGAAAAGCAACGATTGGCATTGGAAGTGCAGAAGAAGGAACAGGAGAAGCAGTCTATTATAGAAGAAACAAAACTCGCTGTAGTTTTCAAAGAATGTTTTACAAGTTCGTCTACCAATATTCTCATAGGAGATCTTGCGAAACTTATCACCCAAAACGGATATAAGATTGGAGAAATAAGGCTTTATGAATGGATGGTAGAGAACAAGTTCCTTATCAGAAGGCAGCGATACAGCAGATCGAAGAATAAATATATAAATGACTATATGCCTACACAGAGGGCGGCAGAAATGGGATTGTTCTTCGTTAAAGAAAGACCGATAGTATCGGGTGAAAATCCCATTTTTATAAAACATACCTGTTACGTTACAGGTAAAGGTCAGGTGTATTTTCTGAATAAGTTTAAATCTTTAATGGCTGCATGATCATGGAAATAAAAATGAATAATAGCTTAACATTTGATGAAGTAGCAGATAAGTTGGGATGTTCAGTGGAGGATCTTCAAAAAATAGCTTTAGAAAATGGATTGATTGACGAGAATGGGAATCCTACCGAAATGGCAATAAGAGAGGGCCTTTTTTCTCAATATGCGACAATGGAAGATGAATATGGTACAGTAAATATAACAGTATCACATTCCGAATACGATATGATAGCAGTGTGTATATCAGATCCTGAAGACCATGAGCGTGACAGTGTGGCTTTTATTTCAAGAGAAAAAGCTCATGCATTAGGAGAATATCTTCTTAATATGTAATAACAATATTATTTATTAATCAAGTCTTTCCCACCTTATCTTACGAGGTGGGCAGACTATTTACATCCGTTAACGTTGCGATTCGCAACATAACCCGAAAAGACTATGAAAACAATAGATAAACTTGAAATTATACTTCAAAAAATGAAAGAACAAAATAATAGACTTGAACGGATATACGGCAAGCATCTCAAACTGATTGTATGCACTGGGAAAAGAAGTGAGAAGGTGAAATTTAAACATGAAGATTGAAATGCTATGTTTGTAATTTATTTAGACAGTATTCTAAATTGTAAACAAATATGTCGTAATGTTTTGATTTGATTTTAAAAGTATATTACTTTGCTGAAAATAACCAAATTATTATAACTATATGAAAAAAGTATTATTTTTAATGATTGTTTCATTATTCAGTATGAATCTGAGTGCTCAAGTAATGAGAGCGGAAGAATTAGAAAAATATGCAAAGGAAAATTATGGTGATAAGTGGGTGGATGCGGCTGAAAATTTAGGTTCTTCATTGGTATTGGATAAGAATCAGAGTTTGACCTATGAGCAGATAATTAATTGTGGGGAACAGACTAAAGAGCAGTTATATATTACTTTAAACCATTGGTTTGCGGAATCTTTTAACGATGCGAACTCAGTAATTAAATTGAATGATAAGGATGCGGGAGTAATTATTGCTAAAGGATTTGTAGGAGGAATCGCTCAACATATTGGAGGAATGACAGCTTATAATGTTAACATCCACCCTGTTATAAAAGTTGATATTAAAGATAAAAAAATTCGTGTTACATATACGCTTCAATATTATGAGGTTGAGCAGAACATCGGAGGCGGATGGATGGGGGCTTTTTCTGCTGGTACAACAGGACAGCCTGCGGACACGACAAAGAAAACAGAAAAATGGGGTATAGAAACATGTTATCCTTTCAGCCCCAAAGATCAGCATAAGGCAAAGAAAACATCGTCTAAAGCATTGATTATGGCTCATGCATATTCCAATGTTATTATGGATAAAATAGAAGAAGCTGTGAAGAATGGTCTTGTGGGCAATGAAAATGATGATTGGTAATTTAAATAAATTATTTTTCACGGGGAGAAGTTTTTGCTTCTCCCTTTTTTATTTCCTCACCTTCATAATATCAATAAAATCACTATCTTTGCTCTTAGAAGGTGCATGAAGTCATGCACTACCCAAAACTTACGAAAAGACCATGGCAGGAGCAGAATTTAAAATTACTGATGCGATTGATCCTAACATCGTTAAGAAGTTAAATGAGATAAGGATTAATATTCAAACCACATCTTCCGAATATGCGAATTTCACAAAACAATTAAGTGATGGTATAAATTTTAAGCCGGGTAATCTAAGAGAATACCAGTCTAAAGTTGACAGTTATAATGCTACAATTACCAAATTATATGCTTCTCAAAATAGGTTGTCTGAATTACAGGCTAGTCAATTAAAGTTATTGACCGATATTTCCCGTAAGATAGAGCTTCTTACCAAACCATTGAATACATTGGCAGACAAGATAACGGAAGTAAAAGTAAATTTGAGAGGTGCTTCCGAAGACTTGAAGAACGTGTCACAGGATGCGGAAACTGCTTCTGTTTCATTCCAAGAGGCATCTAAGAAAATATCCATGACTGCTGCTGATTTTGATTCAATCCGTCAGACGGTAAAGGCTTTTGATACACAAGCCTCCGAATTGAACAGTAGATTAAGTGATAACAAAGAAACAATTTCAGTCTTAAGAACATCTCTGAGGGAATTATCGAAGGAGTATAAGAAAGGTGCTATCAGCGAAGAGGAATACAAGTCCAAAAGAGATGCTACGGTATCCCAGTTACGCACGTTGACAGAGCAGAATAAACAATATTTGGCGATATTGAGAAATCATACACAGGTAGCGATTGCCACTACAGGAAGCTATAACGAGATGAAGGCTTCAATGCTTCAGTTGGAAAAGGAATATTATAACCTTTCACAAGCTGCACGCGAGGGGGCAAAAGGTATGGATATCTTGAACAATATCGGCAAGCTGAATCAACAATTAAAGGATATAGATGCACAGATGGGCAATTACCAACGTAATGTGGGTAATTATGCTTCGGGTTGGAATGGCCTTAATGTTTCCATACAACAGATTGCGAGAGAACTTCCGGCTTTGTCTGTTAGTGCCAATACTTTCTTTCTTGCCATATCCAATAACCTTCCTATATTTATTGATGAGTTAAAGAAAGCAAGGGGGGAATATGAACTTCTTAAGAAATCGGGGCAGACTGCTACACCTGTATTTAAACAGGTATTGAGTTCCCTTCTTAGTTGGCAGACGGCTTTAGTTGTTGGGATAACTCTTTTATCGAGTTATGGAGGTGAGATAACCAAATGGGTGGGTAGCCTGTTTGATGCGAGAAAAGAAATTGATTATCTAAAACAGTTTCAGGAGGATTTGAATAAAGCTCAAAAAGAAGGTGTGAAAAATGCCCAAGATGAAGCTGTTAAATTGGATATATTATATAGGGCTGCTGTCAATTTGAATAAACCTATGGGAGAGCGGAAAAAAGCCGTTGAGGAACTGAAAAAGCAATATCCTTCATACTTTAAAAATATAAGTGATGAAAACATTCTTGCAGGTAAAGCGGCTGATAGTTATCAAAGGTTATCTAATGCCATATTAGCTTCGGCTAAAGCTAGAGCTGTGCAAGATCGGCTTGTAGAACAGGCTAAACAAAAATTAGACTTGGAAGATCAGTTGGCAGAAAAAGAAGAAAAACGTGCGAAACTTGAATCTGCTAGAGATCAGATGAAAGCACAATATGAATCCAGTCAAGGGGCAGCTATGGATACAGCTAGAGACATGTATGGGAAGTTAAACAAGCAGGTTGAAGACTTGGATAAAGAAATAGGTTCTTTATTAAATCAGTTATATCAAGCAGATAAGGCTAGTAGAGATATGGCAAATTCTATTAACATTGGAGATGTTACATTTAATCCTCATTCTGCCGATAAAGCATCGGATGATTTAGCGCAATACATAGAGAATCTTAGGAATAAAATGGCTGACTTGTCCGTTTCTCTCATTAAAGATGAGCATGAACGTAGTCTTGCTGCCATAGAGAAAGAATATAAAGACCAGATAGCAGCTGTAAAGGGATATTCTGAGGAAGAGAACAAACTTCGGGAAATGTTGGGCCAAGAGAGAATGCAGAAGATAGCGAAAGAGAATGAGGAATATGCTAAGAAGTTGGCAGAGGCTGAGAAAAAAAGGATCGAGGAAAAGAAAAAGTATACCGATGAGATGCTCAGACTGGAAGAGGAACAATCATCTCTCCGTATAGCAGCTACAAGTACTGGATATAAGGAACTTGAAAACATTATAACAGAAAATTATTCAAAAGGGCTGCTATCGCGAAAAGAATACGATGAAGCCATGCGTGAACTGGAGCGGAAAGCCGCAAACGAGCAATTACAGATACAGATAGATGCTGCTGAAAAAATGATTGAGATAGCGGAAGCATCGGGCGTGGTAAGCAAGCAACAAATTGAAATGCTGAGAGAATCCATAAAGGCTATGGAAGCAGAGATAGGTTCTATAAATGCGGATGATCAGTTGAAAAAAGCGGAAGAGCAACAGGATATCACACGAAGGAATTTTGAAGTGTTGAAAGGTTATTCTTCTGCATTGAAAGATCTTGCATCGGATATCGATAGCCCGTTTGCCGGTATATTTGATGGGATGGATAAGGGATTCAGTATTATGTCTGATAAGATATCGGGTGTTTGGAAAGAACTTACAGACGGTGAGAAGATGGAAAGAACTACCGAGATGTGGGCTTCTATGGTTAGTGGAATTGGTGAAATGATATCATCCATTTATGATCGCCAGATTGAAGCTATTGAGGCTGAACAGGAAGCGAATGAGAAAGCAGGTGAAGAGGAAATTTCCCGTATAGAGGCTTTAGAAGAAAGAGGTGCTATAACAACTGAAGAAGCCGAAGCGCGTAAACGTGCGGCGGAAGATAAAACGGCACAAAAGAATGCCGAATTGGAGAAGAAAAAAGCGGCATTAAGAACAAAACAGGCAAAGTTTGAGAAAGCTACCAGTATAGCTGAGGCGGCTATACAGATAGCAGGTGGTATTTTGCAGACGATAAAACAATTGGGCTTCCCTGCTGCAATACCTATGATAGCTGCTCTAGGTGCTATGGGAGCGATACAGCTTGCTACTATTATAGCGACTCCTATTCCGAAGTATGCCAAGGGTACTGATTCGCATAAAGGCGGATTGGCTGTAGTGGGTGATGGTGGTGTCCCTGAAACAATCGTTACTGAAAAAGGAGCGTATATTACTCCGTCTGTCCCTACTTTGGTTGACATCCCTAAAGGTGCGAAGGTTATACCTTATGCAGTGGATATGGACAGGATAAAGGCTCATGCAAATGATTTTGATGGTCTTATGGCATATAGAAGCGAAAACAATCTTCCTCCTGTATCAATAGTTAATGATTATAGCGAACTGGAGAAAAAGATAGGGCATCTGGAAAAATCACAGCAGATAGGATTTGCAAAATTAGCCAAGGCGATAAGAGAAAACAATTATCAGCAATTTTCAAAAAGTATCTGATTATGAGGTATACAAGTGACATATATGAACTTCCCTTGTCCGTTTTTATAGAGATTTATACCAATGATAGCAATACTATTGAATTTGACGATGAGGACAAAGGGGCTGCATCGGCAAAAATTATCAATGACTATATAGAAATTGTCGGGAGCAAACAGTTGTTCTCTGAGATATTGAATTGTAATGAGCGTATGAATCTTGCAATGACCGTGGAGTGCATGAAGGCATGTGAGAACATGATGAAGTTGAAAATGTATGATGAGGTGCGTGATATTCTGATGAAGATAGGTTATTCGTGTAAAAAAGGTGATGTAATGGCTATGAATGCTAGAATATCCGCATTAAATTCCCGTGCACAATATGATTTGGATAAGATAAGTAAGGAAAAGAATGAGGAACTGAAGGAGAAGCCTACAAAACGTGGATTTATAAATGAAGTTGTCGCTATTGGGAAGTATAATAAGATGTATATCAATCCGAAAGAATGGACCGCCGGATCTTATGCCTGTCTTGTAAGGCAGACATGTGACGAAATCGATGGGTTGAATCGTAAAAAGAAATAATTATGTATTATCGATGTGAGTTACTTATAAATGGTCTGAAGTACAGGGTTACTGATGATCTTGAGAATTGGGACGAGGTGAAGGCTAGTTTCAAGAGAAATGACTATGACGGTGTTATCCGTACATTTTCCAACAAATTTTCTTTTGCTGGGGATGCTAGAAAATTGCTGTTAAAACAATATGATGAAGATTATTTGAATGCTTCTGCCTCAATAATAATAAGTACAAGAAATAACAGTTGGTTGTATAATGAACGGTTTAGTTGCGCTCTCAATTTCTCTACATTGCAGGATAATGGTCGTATCTTACAGATAAATGCCGTGGATGATAGCGTGGCGTCCATGATAAAGTCAAAAAAAGGAACTCAATATGAATATTCGGTCGAAGAGGTGAAAAGCCCCATTCCTCTTGTTTATGACGGACTTGAACTTTCAGAATCAGCAAAATGGATTCCTACAGGTGATACATTGGAGGACGATGACACTCTTATTAATGTTTATTTCAGCAAGAAAATGTCACCAATGCCAATATATATAACTGCCAGTGATTCCTTAATAAAGGGGTCTCTTGAATTTAATGATCAAACAGTAGGTGGTGATGATGTATATTCGATAAAGGCTCTGAAATCAATTAGGATAAATATAGAGTTTAATATTGATATGTTTGTGTTTAGGAAATATCAGTCTGGTGCTTTGGGATATGATGTAAGAGGTGTGAGGCTCCAGATTATGAAGATAAGTAATGAGATTGATAGTAATGGGGAAGCGGTGACTACGGAAACGGTGATAGGAAGTTTTGAACTTACGACAGAATCAGAAACGCCAGTGGAAAAGAAGGTTTCGGAATCGTACAATATAAGTCTTTTGCATAATGATAAAATAATAGTGAGAGCTATGTATGTCAATGAGAAAGAAGAGATTGTACCTGTATTGCCGGATTTGCCATACAAAGTCTCAACATCAAGTTATTTTAAAGCATCATGGAAAAATCGAATAAACCCTGTTGAGATGGATGTTATAAAGCCCGATACATTGCTGAACAGATTGCTTAAAAGTATTAATGGAGAGAAAGATGGTTTGACTGGAGTGATTGAGGGGACAGGAGATAGAAGGCTTGATAATTGTATGCTCTTGGCGGCTGAATCAGCCCGTAAGATTCCTGGAGCCAAAATATATACATCCTTCACCAAATTTGCAAACTGGATGAGTTATGTGTTTGGTTATGCTTACGACATATCCGGGAATACAGTAACTTTTCGGCATAGAAGCAAATACTTCTCGGATGATGTTGTCAAAAGGATAGATGATTTATCTGATTATGAGATGAAGGTTAATTCTGCATTGGTGTATTCTCGGATACGGATAGGCTTTGACAAACAGGATTACGACACGGCTAATGGAAAGGATGAGTTCCGTTTTACGAATGAATATACCACAGGCGTGACCATGACGGACAATAGCCTTGAAATGATATCTCCATACCGTGCGGACGCATACGGCATAGAGTTCCTTGCTGACAAGATAGGTGAAGATACTACAGACAACGAAAGTGACACTGATTTATTTATGGTAGGGGTAAAATCTGATTCGTCTGGACTTAAGTATATATTGAACAGGGATTATCTTATGGGTGGCGTTCTCAGCCCTGACACAATGTTCAATGCCATGTTTTCCCCTTCTTCTATGGTTTTGGCCAATGAAGCATACATCGGCTCATCTGTTGAGATGCTTACTTTTGCGTCATCAGATGGTAATAGTGATGTGGGTATTGATGGAATGGGGGAAAGTAGGGATATAATTCTTTCAAAAAGGATGTTTACTGTGGCGGAGGTGGAATTTGAGACTTCGGATGTGGAACTTCCGGAAGATCTTACAGGAATTGTTGAAATGGAATACCAAGGCAAAGTTGTACAGGGATATTATCAGCAGGCTGATTACAATTTTACAAAATCACAAAGTTCAAAGGTAACTTTGATCGTGAAAAATTTAAATTCGTTATAAAGATTCAAATTTTAATTGTTATATTTGCAATGAAAGCTTGTGAAGTCACAAGTTACTAGAAACTTACGAAAAGACTATGATATCAATCGGAGATGTTTGTCCGTTATTCTTTAAACCGCTGAAATATAAATATTCAAATGCAGGATGTTTCAGACAAGTATTTTCTGTGTCAGACAACATCCTGCTGCAAATATTTTGTGATAACGGCGAAAAACCTTCAGCTTATTTGAATGATAAGATCGGCAATATTTCCTCCAAGATAACACTGCTCACTTATGATGTAAATGAAAGTATTAAGATGTATTATGCCTCATTATCTCCTTCGGAGGGGATATATACAGTAACTATAGCCGATAAAGAATGTGAGGAGTTCTGCGTGTGTGAGAATATAGGTGATTCTATTCTGATCGAATATTCCCATAAAGATAATAATTCTGCGTTTGATAATATATTCTGGATTGATGAGGTCCGGCAGATGTTCCAGTTCAGAATAATAGGAGGATTCAAGCCGGATGGGGTGGAGTTGAAAGTTGAAAACGAACAGTTTGTGAATCAGAAGCAGGAGATAATAGAAATGTATTCTCTCCCCTATAAAACATTTGATTTTGTTTTCGGGACAAGTTGTGGCGTTCCGTATTATATAGCGGAGTTTATAAATAAGGTACTTTGCCTTTCTCACGTCAGCATAAACGGTAATTTGTTTGTACGGGAAGGGGATTCTGTCCCGGAAAAGATTGATACAATAGGTAAGAAACAGATGTTTATATATAAAGTGACTTTACGCCCTAGAGAAAACGATATTGCTGGGATCGGAGGCAAAACTGAGATCGCAACTTCTTCTTCAGAAATCGCGTTTTTACTAACTAATCCCGAAGAGGACGATGTGTTGAAATATAAGAAGGCGAAAGCTGCTTTTGTTAATGAAAATTACGTGTAATCATGGCTAGAAATCGTCCTATAAAGATATTGTGGTACGGTTCGGAAACGGATGATGAAGGGAATCCGATTATACCGAAAATATCCCCGTCATTTGAAAAGCGACTGGAAGGGTTGAATGAGGGAGAGATATACATACATAATGATGATAAGAATCCTTCTATTTACATAAGAACCAATAAAGACAGGGTTGTTGCCATATCGGGAGGTGTAAATATAAGTGAATTGGCTAAATATTTTTTGCGCAAAGACAAGGAGGATTCTACAAATTTTCTTTTATCATTATTGGGCGGAACTGTCATTAAGAAATATGCCAAGTTCGGTGATTTCGTTACTGGTGTATTAGGTGGATACATAGACGAAAAGGGCAATCTTGAAATGGAAAGCGGTGTATTTCGTAAGCGTTTGTTTGTTCCTGAAATAGCTTATAA